TAATCCCTTTGCATATTTTGAGGTTGAGACAAACGGAACAATAATGCCAAATGAGTATTTATTACTTAATATTGATTTATGGAATTGTAGCCCTAAATTATTAAACTCAGGAAATGACAGAGCAATGACTTTTAAACCCGAAGTTATAAAAGAGATTAATAAACACAACTCTATATTTAAATTTGTAATAAATGATATTAAAGAATGGAAAGAAGTTAAAGAACTTTATTACGATATAGTAGATCAAAACAAAATATACTTAATGCCGGCAGGAGAGAATCAAAATTTGTTAAACGATAATAAATTAAACGTTGTAGAGTTAGCAATTAATAACTATGTAAATTTCACAACAAGATTACATATTGACATTTGGAATAAAAAAACTGGAGTATAATGATTAAAAGTTACGTTACTTGGGAGGTTGTTTATGATCGTTTAAAAACAATATTAGACAATACCCCAAAGGATAAAAAATTTTATGGAGTTCCAAGAGGGGGACAAATAGTATCAGGAATGACAGGTCGAGCAGTAGATAAAATAGAAGATGCTGATATTATAATTGATGATCTAATTGATAGTGGAGCAACTGAACAGAGATATAAAAAATACAATAAACCTTTTCTTTCTTTAATAGATAAAAGAATTGAGCTACAAAATCAATGGTTAGTATTTCCTTGGGAGATGAGAGACAACGATAAAGAAGAAAGCGTTGAAGAAACTGTGGAAGATAATGTAACAAGATTATTACAATTCTTTGGCGAGGATGTAGAGAGAGAGGGATTAAAAGATACTCCGAAAAGATATGTTAAATTCTTTCAAGAGTTTTTAAATCCCCCAAAATGGAATTGCACATCATTTGAGGGAGAGGGTTACGATGAAATGATTATTCAAAAGAATATTCCTTTTCATTCTTTATGCGAACATCATATTGCTCCGTTCTTTGGCGAGGGCCATATTGCTTATATACCTAATAAAAAAATAGTAGGCCTATCTAAACTTGCAAGAACATTAGAAACATATTCAAGAAGATTACAAAACCAAGAAAGAATTACAACTCAAGTTGCTGATTTTCTCTATAATGAATTAGATCCAATAGGCGTTGCTGTCTCATTAACTGCCAAACATATGTGTATGGAGATGAGAGGAGTCAAAAAACATAATACATTAACTACTACAACTAAATTATTAGGCAAATTTAAGGAGGATCCAGTAGTTAGAAACGAATTTTTAAACTCAATTAGATGAACAAAACCGAACACCATAAAAAGGTTTTATTAAAAGCTCTTGAAAAAGGCTTAGGAATAGTTACGGGAGCTTGTCAAAAGGCAGGAGTTGGTAGAACAACTTACTATGATTGGTATAACAATGATGAGGATTTTAAAAATAAAGTTGATGACTTACAAAACGTTGCTTTAGATTTTGCTGAAAGCCAATTACATAAACAGATTGCAAAACAATCAACTGCAGCTACTATTTTTTATTTAAAAACAAAAGGAAAAAAAAGAGGTTATATTGAAAGACAAGAGATTACAGGCGCAGATGGAATGCCGACTAACTTTCAAATCGAAATAATTGATAAAACCGAAGATACAGACTAATATTGTTTATAAGCATTTAGTTAATAGTAATAAAAAAATTATTGTTGAGCAGGGCGGAACTCGATCAGGCAAGACATACAATATTCTTCTCTTTATAATATTCCATTATTGTACTAATAATACCAACAAGATTATTACTATATGCCGTAAAACATTTCCAAGTTTAAGAGCAACTGTATTAAGAGATTTTTTACAAATATTAAATCAACATCAATTATACAATGAGGAGTTTCATAATAAATCAAACAGCGAATACAATCTGTTTGGTAATTTAATTGAGTTTACTTCTTTAGATCAATCTCAAAAGATTAGAGGGCGTAAAAGAGATCTGCTTTTTATTAATGAGGGGAATGAATTGTATATTGACGACTGGAGACAGCTAATTTTTAGAACACAAGAAAGAGTTATATTAGATTTTAACCCCTCAGATGAATACCACTGGATATACGATCAAGTTTTAACAAGAGAGGATTGTGATTTTTATAAAACAACTTACTTAGATAATCCTTTTTTAGAGGATGTTATTAAAAAAGAAATAGAAAGATTAAAAGAAACAGATGATCAGTATTGGCAAATCTATGGATTGGGAGAAAGAGCAACAAGCATCAATACTATATTTAAATATGTTGAGGTTAATAAAATCCCTGAGGATGCTAAATTTATTAGTTATGGCGCAGACGCAGGCTTTACAAATGATCCCTCAACGTTAGTAAGCGTTTATATAAAAGATTATAATCTATACATTAAAGAACATTTATATAGAACGATGATGACTACACTTGATATTCATAATAGGTTTAAAGAAGTTGGGATCGATAGGCAGCAAATTTATTTTGACTCGGCAGAACCACGCTTAATAGCAGAATTAAGAAGAATGGGTTGGAACATCTTTCCAAGTTTAAAAGGTAAAGATTCTGTTAATGCCGGCATTGATCTACTTAAGCGATACAAGATTCACATAACCTCAGATTCAACAAATGCAATTCAAGAGTTTAGGAATTATAAATGGAAGCAAGATCGAACTGGCCGATTAACTAATATGCCGGAGGATAAGCATAACCACATTACTGATGCGGTTCGTTATGCTACTTACTCTATATTATCAAGACCTAACTTTGGAAGATATGCAATACAATAAAGATTGTAAAAAGTGTAAACAGGCCTGTGTTTATATTGGTTCAGCTCAAAATGGTTTTATTTGGTTATGTCGTAAATGCAATTACATAGACTGGGCTCCTGATTTTAATAATCTCAAGTAGTTTGTATATTTAATATATTTTATATATCTTTGTTATATATTAATAATTAAACTATTAAAAATGAAAAACAAAATAATATTTCAATTTAACCAAAACGATTTAACAATAATGAACGATGAGCAATTAAGTAATTGTATTAAAGATTTAAATTCAGGACTTAAATTAGCAAAAAAAGAATATCAAATTAGAAACTATTAATACAAAAACAAAACAATATGAAACTAACTTTTACAGATAACTCAGCATTAATTGACGTTGAAACAACTTTAAAAATGTTATTACAACACGCAGAATTAAAGCCTCATCATAAAGGGTGGGTTATTGAATCTTATAAAAACATAGTTAACTTTAGGTATCAAAATAATTAATATGGGAACATCAAAAGATAAATTAATAGAAAGAATTAACGATTTAGAAATTCAATTAAAAGAAGCTAAAGAATATAAATTTGGCAAAACTACTTATATACACGAGACTCATCATTTATATTGTAGCGATGGCGAAATGCATTTTGGTTATGGGGATCCAGATGATGAGAAAATACTTATATATAATACAGATCAATTATTTAAAGATTTACCTTTTATAATAAATCAAGTTGTAAAAGAAAATAAAAAGATGCAAGATTATTATTTAGAAGAAATTAAAAAAGAATTAAAAGAAATATAATGGAATTAGTATCAAATTGTTGCGGAGCAAATCCATACATAAATATAGAAACAGGAATGTGCTCAGATTGTAAAGAGCATTGCGAATTTATAAATATAGATTATGACAGTTAATAAAAATATGAGACCCTTAAAAAAATTTGGTAATTTATTAAAAGATATATTTAACCCAACTAATTCAATATATTTTTGGGTTAGGGTAAAAGAGCAATCTATTTCTCAAGAAGAAAAAGAAAGCATTATATTTAGCGTTATAGAACTTTTAAATAATAGAATCAAAATAAATGGACAAGATACAAAACACTAAAGATTTAACTTTTTATAATAACGCTATTTTATTTACTGAATTATTAAATAAGAAAATTAATAATGATGTTGATGATGAAGATCTAAAATTAATGCAAACTTTAATTATTGATATATTTTTTTATGTTAATAATCTACAAACTCATTTAGCGAATATTAAATTAGCAAACTCTAAATACAGAGAACAAAGAAATGAGGCCTATTTAATAGCGGATGAATTAAAAGATGAAATCGAATGGAACGAAAATAATGTTATATAATTTGGTAGTTATATATATTTTATATATCTTTAAGTATTATTAAAAACGATATGGAATACACAGATAACAAAACAGGCAAGCAATATGATATTCAAAAGAATGGAAATAAATTTGAAATGGATATTATTAAAAAAGGCAGTTCTATTTATGCTAAATCAATAACAATTAAAAGATCAACTTTATTAGAATTAAAAAATTGGTTAGATGGGTATAACATTGAATCAAACTGGATAAAATTAACCTAATATATAAACAAGATGAAAAACTACTCACTCGATTGTAACTATTATAATAAATCATTTAATAATATTGATGATTTAATTTCTGATATAATGAAAACAGGAATGGACCCTAATATTGAAATAT